GCTTATCGGGAACTAGTGTTACAAGCGGCACCTATGTGACCGCGCTTGGGTTTGAAGCTCTTGCATCATCCAGCAACTACAGCAACATTGTTGGCGTTGGATCAAGCACTAGCGTAACCGGCAGCAACCAAGTTCAGTTGGGCGATGCGTCAACGACGACGTATGCCTACGGCTCAGTCCAAAATCGTTCGGATGAACGCGATAAAACAGAAATCAAAGATACCGGGCTTGCGCTGGACTTCATCCTGGCATGGCGCCCACGAGATTTTAAGTGGGACATGCGTGAAGACTACAGAACTCCGGCTCCGACTAAACCGTTGCGCGATGACTACGAAACACAAGAGGCTTACGAACAGGCTATTTCTGCTTGGAACGTAGATTTTGCAGCATGGAAAGAAGCCAGCAAACTCGCCAACATCACGCATGACGGGACTCATACTCGCACTCGTTATCACCACGGTCTGATTGCTCAAGAAGTTAAACAGACGATGGATGCTATGGATGTGGACTTTGGCGGATATCAGGATCACAGCCTAAAGGGTGGTGATGCTGTTCTGTCAATTGGCTACGAAGAGTTGGTAGCCCCCCTGATCAAAGCCATTCAAGAACTCAAAGCCGAGTTTGACGAGTACAAGAGGACGCATCCATGATGACAATGATCTCAACCTTCCTGTCGTTCCTCGCTGGTGGACTGCCTAAGATCCTTGAGATCTTCCAAGACCGGCAGGACAAGAAGCATGAGTTAGCCTTGGTCGCTGCCCAGAAGGAGCGTGAATTGGCGTTGGCTGAGCGCGGCTTCATTGCTCAAGCACGGGTAGAAGAGATCAAGTTGGAACAGATCCAAACTCAGACAGCAGGCGAAGAGCGCCAAGCCCTGTATCAGCACGACATGGAAATCGGCAAAGGCGCAAGCCAGTGGATGATCAACCTCCGCGCTTCGGTGCGTCCGGTTGTGACCTACATCTTCGTGTTAGAACTGGTTGCCATCAATATCGCTGGAGTCTGGTATGCCTACAACACGGGTGTGCCGTTTGCCGCTGCAATGGCAGAAGTATTCTCAGATGACGAGATGCTCATCCTGTCTTCAATTATCGCCTTTTGGTTCGGCACACAGGCGTTCGGTAAGAAGTGAAAGTCTCCAAGGCCGCCATCGACATGATTAAGCACCACGAGGGGGTACGGACTAAGCCTTACCGCTGCCCTGCCCTTTTGTGGACTGTCGGTGTCGGCCACGTGATTGATCCAAAACACACCGCTATCCCATTTAATGAACGCAAAGATCTACCGGTACCCGCAGGGTGGGATCGTACTCTCACGATGGACGAGGTGGACGGGATACTTTCTCAAGACCTTGGTCGGTTTGAGCGTGGCGTGGTTCGACTTTGCCCTGCTGCTGTTGGCCGTCAGGGAGTCTTTGATGCTCTCGTATCTTTTGCCTTCAACGTGGGTCTTGGCAATCTCCAACGCTCTTCCCTTCGGATGAAGACGAACCGAGGCGAGTCGCTAGAGGCGGCTAATGAATTCCTGAAGTGGACTAAGGCGGGTGGTAGAGTGCTGCCGGGTCTAGTCAAACGGCGTAACGACGAACGTGCGCTGTATTTATCTGGAGTTGCCTGATGGCGCTGCAAAAACTTCAATTTCGTCCCGGCGTAAACCGCGAGTCCACTAACTACGCGAACGAGGGCGGTTACTACAGCAGCGACAAGGTTCGCTTCCGCTCTGGCTATGCCCAGAAGATCGGTGGTTGGACTAACTCATCTAACACTGGCGATACCTATGATGGTGTTGCCCGATACCTCTGGAACTACGTCACCACAGACGGACTGAACTTGATGTTCGTCGGGACCAACCAGAAGGTCTACATGGAATTGGGCGGTGACTACAACGACATCACCCCACTTGCTACTACAACAAGCCTGACTGTTAATCCTTTCACAACTGAGGCAAGTACTCGGAATATATTTGTTAAAGCCACGGCACATGGGCTGTCGCTCGGCACGTATGTGTCGTTTTCGGGAGCTACCACTTTGACGGTAGGCGGCTCTCCGTTAGTCATCAACGGCGAGTACGAAGTTGTATCTGTCCCCGGTACTGATACGTTCACTATCTTTTCTCCGTCAATCAACGTATCTGCCGTAACGGGCGGTGGCTCCAATGTTATTGGTACGTTTGATATCAATGCCGGTAACGCTGTCTATACGAGCCAAGTTGGTTGGGGAGGTCCCCCGTGGGGTGCTGGTGGTTGGGGTTCATCTACTCCGCAAGGCGTTCCGCTGCGCATCTGGTCTGCGTTTAACTTTGGTAACGATGTCATCTTCGCTGAGCGTGGTGGCGAAATTTATTACTGGACAAATGACACTGCTACGTGGGCACGCGCAGTTACGCTCGCAACCAAAGCCAACACGGTTGCTAAAGTTGTAACTACGGCAACGTGGGCATCGGGCGCTACAACCATCACCGTCTCTGATGCAACTGGTATCAATACTGGCTCAGTTGTAACTGCTACGGGAATCCCTACCGGCACTTACGTTCTTGCAACTTGGACTGGTGGTTCAGCCGTCCCATTATCTGCCGCTGCTACAGCTTCGGGCACTTTGAGTTCTGTATCGTTTAGCTACGCTGGTCGCCATGTTCCGCGAGAAGTTAATCTCGTGATTGACTCGGCTATTAACGACTTCACGATTGCGATGGGCGCTACGCCCTATGATCCGACCGACTTTACGACGGCATTTGATCCGCTTCTGGTGCGTTGGGCAGACTCAGACAATCCGTGGGAATGGGTGCCGGAAGTCACTAACCAGTCTGGTGAGCAGCGTCTATCGCACGGCTCGTACATTGTTGCGTCGGACAACTCGCGCCAAGAGTTGTTGATTTGGACGGACACAGCCATCTACTCCATGCAGTATCTCGGACCTCCGTTTGTCTGGGGCTTCAACCTGCTTGACCAAGATATTTCTATCATTTCGCAGAACGCTTCACGTACCGTCAACAACGTCACGTACTGGATGGGCTTGGATAAGTTCTATGCCTATACCGGTCGCGTTGAGACACTACCTTGCACGCTCCGTCAGTTTATATTTAGTAACCTAAATCAGTCTCAAGCTGAGCAGGTCACGTGCGGACACAACGAAGCGTTTAGTGAGATCTGGTGGTTCTATCCGTCTGCCAACAGCACGGTCAATGACAGCTACGTTATTTATAACTATCTTGAACAAAGTTGGTATTACGGCACGTTGAACCGTTCGGCGTGGGCAGAGCACAGCAATCGTAGTTATCCGTTGCTTGCCTTTGGCGCTCAGTTGTCATATCTCGATACGGCGATTAACTCTACTCAGACTACAATCACGCTTATCAATGGCGCGTCTTACCCTGAGTCGGGTACGGTTATTATTGATAGCGAGCAGATTTCGTACAGCGGGAAAAGCACCGCAAATCCGAATGAGTTGCCAAACTGTATTCGTGGGGTTAATCAAACCACTGCCGCCAGCCACGTTATCAACTCAAATGTAACGCTGACAGTTCCAAACCAAGTTCTTCTGCATGAGTTTGGTCTGGATGATGATTCAGGTCCGTCCCCACAGCCTATCGCTGCTTTTATTGAATCGTCAGACTTTGATATTGGCGAGGGACATAACTTCGCCTACGTCTGGCGTATCCTGCCTGACCTTACTTTTGCGGGATCTACGGCGGGTACAAATGAAAGCCCGAACCCGAATGCGCCAAACGTGCTGCTGACTATCAAAGCTCGGCAGAACTCAGGCTCGGCGTACAACTCGTCAAGCAGCCCGTATGTGACTGCGACTATTCCGATTGCGGCTGATCAATATAACGGACAGGTCTATACCCGCATCAGAGGGAGGCAGGTTGCCTTTCGTGTGGCTTCTACCGGCCTCGGTGAGACTTGGCAGGTAGGCGCGATGCGTATCGATATTAGACCAGATGGACGACGCTGATGGCAAACACTCAGAACGTAGTCCCACCAAGTCTTCCTGTTGCGCCTGACAAGTACGAGCGCAAATATCAGGATCAGTTGACGAGTATCTTGCGTCTGTTCTTTACGGGCTTGAGCAACAAGGTCAACGCTCCGGTGCCGCATGGTTCGTTCTACGACACAACAACGCAGACGAATCCGGTAGCCAATCAAGTCAACTTGATGAAGTTTAACAGTATCTACGACTCTGGCGACGGTACGCAGTATGCTGTTAAGAAAGATACAACCAAGATTTTCATTACGCAGACCGGCGTATATAACGTCCAGTTCTCCGCTCAGTTAGATAAAACTGGCGGTGGCGCAAGTGATGTATTTATATGGCCTAGAATTAGCGGTCAAAACGTAGCGTATTCGGCTACCAAGATAGTCATCGACGGACCTAACAACGAGATCGTGGCCGCTTGGAACTGGGTATTTACCTTAACAGAGGGTGACTACATTGAATTGGCTTGGCAGTCGCCTGATACTAACGTAATCCTTTTAGCCGCTCCGCCCAGCGGCAACATCCCTCAAATTCCTTCTGTAATCATAACGGTTACATGGGTCTCATCAAGAGGCCAGACATGATACGATTTAGACAACTTGACCCCGTGGGGGAAGTATGAACAGCAATTATCCTCTTGGCGGTCTTGCCTCCCTCGTTGCATCACGGGGCGGTGGCGATGACTCCATGCTTGTCCACATGACCCCCAGCGAAGTGCAGGGGTTACAGTCGCTGGCTATGGCGCATGGGGGGTCGCTTGAGATTAACCCCGAGACGGGACTCCCCAAGGCTGGGTTCCTGAAGTCCATTTTGCCAACCGTGCTCGGTGCGGTGCTTGCCCCGTTCACGGGCGGTCTAAGTGCTGCCCTGCTCGTTGGTGCGGGTACGGGTCTCGTTGAAAAGGACTGGAAGAAGGGTCTTCTGGCCGGTCTTGGCGCGTTTGGTGGGGCTGGA